TCGTAATTCGGGTAATTGATTGTTGCAGCAGATAAAAGAATTAATTGTTCAAGTTTATTCTGTCTTTGGATTGATTGTAATGTATAGAGATATAGCTCACTTATTATTTCGTCTGGTTCTAAAAGATGGTAATCATACCTTTTACTATAGTCCTTAGATATTATAATCAGTTTATTATAATTATTTATGAAAAAAAAATTAATAGCATTATTATCCATGAGAATAATTTACTATTATAAATACAATATAATTGTGAATATTAATATTCGTTTTGTAAATTTGTTATTATATAACATACCAATAAGCACCAGAAAAAATAACAGAAAGAGCAGTATAAGAAGTTACGTTTATAGAATCTACACCTGCTGAAGTTCCGTTTCTTATTTTATATCCTTCTCCTGCTGCATATCCAATCATTACAGTAACTCCTGCACTTTCATTTGTATATACATAACTTGCACCAATTTTAGGTGATAATGGTAAATAAGCTGCTCTTTGTGAAGTCGTGTTTGCAGGAAAATTTATATATGATGGACTTGAATTATCCAGACTATAAGAATCTGTGCTTGATGCCTGTAGTCTAAGTCTTACAAACGGACCGGCTATCCAAGATGATTTATCTGCACTGTCAGTAAATGAACCAAATGATGCTATACTTGCTATACTAACAGGTTGATTAATTGTTGTTCCACCACCTTCCACCTGTATTCTCGCATTTCCTTTTCCATCACCAATATAAAGATTTCTAAAAAATGATGTCCCGCCATTATAACCAATTCTATTAATATATAAATATGAATCGTTTGCAGCCCAAGTATTTTCATAAATATCATAACCTTTTATAGCAAAGTTCATTGTTCTTGATCCATCAGAAACAGGTGCAGTACCTAATTCAACTACACCAACAAATTTTGCTGCACCAGTACAATCAATATAACTTTGGAAAGTGCCACCATCATAATACCCCATACAAGTACTACTTAAATATAATCCTGCACCTGCTGGTGCTCCTAAAGCTGTTGGTTTACTTGAAACACCAGTCCAAGTTGCTGTACCTCCAAGATTTGCACCATCAGCTAATTGATTTGTATTTGTGGGTATTGTAGGTGTTCCAGTAACATTTGCATAAGGTATTGAACCTGATGTAATATTTATTGCACCTCTTATATTTAATACTCCTGTCCCTTGATTCCAAGATAATCCTGCTCCACCTGCTGCAACATCACCTAAATTCATATTACCTGAATTATCAATATAAGTTTTCCAAGCATTTGCAGTATAATAACCTAAGTGAGTGCTATCCAAAAATAATCCTGTACCTGCTGGTGCTGCTAAAGTTGATGGTATTGAATTTAAATTTACTCCCCAAGTTGCACCCACTGTTGCACCTGCTGCAATTCCTGAAAGTTTCGTTCCTGTTCCTGCTTCAATTGCATCCAAACTTGTAGGTTTATCAGTCACATTTGCATAACCTGATGAACCTGCTGCTATTACTATTTTACCTTTTAAATAAACATTATCTGCATAAAGTCCATATCCTGATAAAGCACCTCCAAAACTTGCATCTGAAACACCAGCTAAATTACCACTTCGCATTTTTAAAGCAAGTCCTGTTGCGGGATGACCTGTCCAAGTAAGCATTTGTTGGTAAGGACTATTCGCACCATTAAGTCCGTCAACAGCAGTTGTTTCAATCAACCCTTGTCCAGCAGTTCCATAATCTAAAGCTAATGTTCCTGTTTTTATTGTTCCAGTTCCAGCACCAGAGTTTGGTGCAGCAGAACGAACAAAAGTGTATGACTGAGTTGTTGGATTTACTCCTGAATTTCTTGTTAAATAAGTAACTGTTCCCCAACCATCAACAATATTTAAAGAAGTATTGTTTGCTCTTGAAAACTGTCTAAGTCTGATTATGTCTCCGTCAACAAAAACAGCTCCTGTAAATCCTGCGAATTCTTCAACAACTAATGTTCCTGAATTTCCTGCCGTTGGTAAAGTAAAATCAACAGCTATTTTTGCTACTGATTTAGCAATAATTTGACTACCTGCTAATGCTTGTTCTAAGTCAGCAATAAATGCTTTTGCGTGTAATTCATCAACATATAAATATCTAAAATCAGCTTCTCCTAATGTAGAAACACGATAACCTGTTGTTTGCGAAGCATAATTACTTTTAGTAACACCACCAGCATTATTTATTGCATCATTAGTTGTTCCAAGAACCTGAACAATAGGAGTTCTGGTGCAAGTTGTAGCACAAAGAATAGGAGACATAACGCAACTTGTACCACAAACAATTGGAGCTATACTGTAATTTGTAGCAATACTAATCGGTGTACAGCTACTAATTGTGGAATAAGCTAAAGGAGTCATACTATAACTTGTAGCACAAATAATTGGTGCGCATAACGTACCTGTAGCAATAGGATTATTTATTGGTAAATATTTTAAAGCTAAACAAGTTACACCTTCAATGAATTTAGGTGCAGAAACATTACCAGAAAAAACAGGCGAATTAACAACATTAAATGTTGTTCCCGATAAATTTAAATTCACACCTGCCATATAATAAGTTGTACCACTGCCACTGCCACCACCAGAACTGCTACTTCCCCCACCACTACTACTACCACTATCATCCGTTGGTGAATATATTAATTGGTTTAAAGGTACTGTTGGTGTATAAGTTGGAAGGTAATCGGTAATTGACATTAATTCCACAGCACTTAATTGATTAGGATCAGAACTGAAAGTTATGTTAACAAGTCGATAATACGATGAGCCTATCTTACTGTTACTAATCCATATTCTTTTTCTGAAATTTTCAATATTTACATCATTTTCATTTAATTTAATTTTAGCATTTAAATATTTCCTATTGCCGAATATTTTTGTTTCAAAATCTTGTAACCAAAATTGCGTATAAAGGTTATTATTGGTTATCGTTGTACCAGTAAAAACAGAATATTGATCAGCAGTATTAAATTGTAAAGCAAATAAATTAGGATTATCTAAATTTAAAGTATTGCCTGTAATCATAAAAGGCGATAATGTTAAATAACGCTGATAATAACTTTCAATGAGTTTATATTGATGTAGTGGATTGGATAGTTCAGAATATGGAACATCTATTCCATTTGCATATAAAATTGAAATCATTTTATAATTAGTAGCATTTTTTAAATTATTAAGAAAACCAAAAACAATTGCACTATTTTCTTTATTAACATAAGAGCCAACTGCATTAATATAATCAGCAGTATTGTCACCATGATATTCATCTGGAATAATCATTTTTCTAAACACATTTTGCGGTGTTGTTATTTTAATGCTTGATTCGGTAGTATCTGCTAATTCGTTATTGTTTAATATAATATGATCGTTAAGATTATCTCTATATTTCTTAGAATGATATTGTCCTATTTTATCACCAGCATCTTTATATCCTAAAATATATTTTTCATATAATTTTGTTGAAGTATTAACAATTTCCAATTCTTCCAGACTAAATTTATTTGACCAATCTAAACTATCATTTAAATAATAGTCGTTATATGTCATTAAATTTAATAATTTTTTATTTGTTTCATTTGCATAAATAAACAAATTAAATTGGTTGAATATATCATTAATAAAATCTGACTGGTTATATGTTGTTGGTAATAAATCATGTAATGTAAATGTATTTCCAGTTTCATAAAGCCAATTCGGGCATTTAATTGTTAAATTTGCACTAATTAAACTAACTTTATCATCATATTCTACCCTTAAATAATACTCTGATAAACATTGCTCAGCAGTTGGAGTTATAACAACATCTTTTAATATATATGATGAGTCACTACCTCCTGTCAATATATAAACACTTCCTAATGATATGTCATCATTATTGTCAGGATCAGGATCATTTTCAGTAATTGGAAATGCTTTATGTAGAAAAAATTCGCAACTTCCTGAAGATATTAGAGATGAGGCAAAACCTCTCACAGTGATGGTATAATCAGTATTTTGTGAAGTGAAAGGTGAAAAACTACGCATATCATTATTATGCGTTGTTGTTAGTGAAGTGGTTGTACTTATTTTATTATATGTTTTACTAAGACCAGATGCTTCATAACATTTTAAATATTCATTGTTATATTTTAGATATTGCCCCCAAAAAAAATATACCGATTCTGCAACTGATGTATAATTACTAACAGGTACGTCAGTTGTCATATACATGTTATTTAATATATTTATAAAAGCTGAACTACCAGTATAAGTATATCCTAATGAAGAGAATACTTTATCGAAAATTGTTTTTACTTTAATTACTGGAGTAAATTTATTCAACCCGAATAATTTACTATATTCCATAGAATATCTGTCTTTATTCCAAACAATTGGTTTTTCTGCATCTCCCCACCAATCATAAGTGATGAATTGAACATCTCTTAAATCAGTATACGCAAATCCTGTGCTATTATATGCTGCAATATTTGTCCATAACTTATTATTATAAGTATATGATACCCCTGTAAATCCTGTTAAATCCGATAAATATATATTTTTTGTGTCTTCGAAAATTGTTAAGTCACCCCGTGCCATTATAACAGTTATGCTGTCAGGATTAATTTTATCGATGTAGCAGTATCCATTAATAATTGTTTTATTATTATGAATAAGTTTAGCATCGATTTTGCGATTGGTAATGGTGCTAATATTATTAACATTAAAAAGTGAACCGAAAATATTAGTAGATTTAGGACTGTTAGGAATTGTAATAGGTATAGAATATGATGTTTTTGCCTGTTCTATTTCCTGAATGTCAATTAATGAATATTTTATTTCAAAACCATCAATAATAATATCATAAAGTTCATTATCTAAAAATCGAAGTATTGTAGGTGATATCATAATGATATTATTTTAATATTAATATAATTGCACATAAGTTTTGCTATTATATTGAAAGTCAATAAGATAATAACAAAGTTCTTTTGGATAAACATCAGGAACAATCAATTCTTCATTAACAATTCTAACATCATAAAAAGTATTATTAAAAAATAATTTAACTGCAGGAGAAGTAAAAAGGTCTTTAATTCCTTCTGCCTGATAAGCACTTAATGCGTCAGTACTTACTGAAGTTTTGCGTTCAACAGTACTTCCATAAGGTTTTTGTACGATGAATTGATCTAATACTTTTCTTGAAATAGTGTAAGTATTTTGACTTGCTTTAGTTGCTGTGAAAAAATCTAATCCACCAAACCTGTTTAAATAAACGAAATTATAATATTTATTTAATTTTTTTTCATTTAAAATATTAATTCTCATTATTGTTTTACTACGACCATTAGCTTCTTCTATAGTATAATAATTTGTATTTAAGTCAATAAATCCATTCGGATATGTGCCAACAAAAGTACTATTTATAGTATAAGGTGAAATATTTACATTCATAATTCCTTTTGTAGTATTATCAGATTGAGTTGCTTGAACATAAGCAGAACTTCCATCAAATTGATATCTGGTAACTTTTATTCCACCATAAGCAGAAATTAAACCTGTTCCATAATTTCCTAAGATAGCATTTAAATATACCGCTTTATCGTTTAAAGTAATAGCTCTCTCTGTTGCCCAATTAGTTAAAAAATTTCCTTTTAAAGTACTATTATTTTGCATAATATAATCTGCAATAAGAAAGTTATCATCCTTATTTTGACAACCATTAAATACATATCCTATATTTGAAGTAACTGTACTTCCAAATGAACCTGTTGCTGAATATAACGTTGCTGTTATATAAAAAGGTACGATTGAATTAGGAATTAACGCATGTATTGTTGTATCAGAAACAGGTGTATATACTTGTGAAGTGAAATAAGTACTTAATAATGTACTTAAATTGATTTCTGCAGTATATGTAGTGGGATTTGCGGGGCATTTAAAACTGTCTGTAAGTACTGAATTAATATACATATCAACTTTATAATATACTGTACTCCCCGTACCTCCCCCAAGAGTTATAATTAACGAATCAGTATAGGCTGGACTCAAAACTGGTATTGCAGAAATTGTTGCTACTAACGCCATAATTTAAAGATTTATATTCATAAATAGTGAAAATGTTAAATTATTTACATAGATTTACACCATGAAAATAATTGGTGTATATCAGATTTGGTCAAAGACACATACTGACAGATGTTATGTGGGAAGTGCTGTTAATATTAATAACAGATGGAATCGTCATAAAAGTGATTTAAATAAAAATAATAAACATCATTCACCACAATTGCAACGTCATTATGATAAGTACGGAATCGATGATCTGGTATTTGAAGTAATTGAATCTGGTGAATATTTTAATAAAAACCATCTCTTATCAAGAGAGCAGATGTGGATGAACAGGTTTCATTATAAAAATATTGAAATACCATACTTTAATTGTAATTTAATTGCAGGTTCACAATTAGGTACACACTGGTCAGAAGAAAGTAAATTAAATCAAAGTAAAAGGTTAAAAGGTAAAAATTCAGGTAGACATGTTTCTGAAGAAACAAAAGATAAATTACATAACATACATTTAGGAAAACATTATAGTCCTACAACTGAATTTAAAAAAGGCTATAATTTTGGTAAACCTTCACCACGTAAAGGTAAACCACCTTGGAATAAAGGTCAAACAATAAAAGAATATTCTGAACTATCACGATCTGGTAAATGGTTGAGAAATAAAAGAGAAAAACTACTGGCTATTTAACCTGTTTGCAATTTCTAAAAGTGATTGTTTTACATCATTTCGATATTCAATTAAAATCTTTGAATTCCATTCAGGTGTTAATTTGAAACGTTCTAAGAAGTGCTTTGCATGCATTTTAGTCCCGAAGTCCTGAATATTTTTTGCAATACTAAATGCCATACTATCAAGTGCGTTAGGCGTTAGTATTTTTGATGCTTCACCAAGTTTAGCTTCAAGAGGTTTGATATTATGACTTGCAATCCATTTTTTAATATCTGTTAATGGGGGAAAACCACCACCTGCTGCACGACCTTCCGACATGAAATAAACACCTGAATCACCTTCAATTGTACTTATAATTAAATCAGTTTCTTCTTTTAAACCTTTATATTTTAATGTATTAAATAAAGTTTTACTACCAGAAACCTTCATTGCTGTTATTAAATCAGCAAGCATTTCCTGATTCCATTGGTTCAGGATTAATTTAAGGTGATTGTTGTACATAATAATTATGTGATATTATCGTTTATAATTAAAATATGTGATATTATTTCTCCATTATCATTCCTTGATCTGATGAAAATTGTACATTGAATACAAAATCCATTTGTATTCCACAAACATTATCAGTTCCACCAATCAGAAATGGTGTTCCTTCTGCTGGATTTTGCTGAGTAACATAATAGGTATCATTCTGTGAATTATCATCAAGATAAGTATATAATTGAGTTATTGTATCTAAAATGTCACTAATTAATTTAATTAAATCATTCTTGTCATAAACTAAATTAAAAACTCCAACACTTATAACAATTTGCACCTGACCTGCTTGTACTCTAAACCTTGATGGTGTACAAAACATTAACGGATATCGAAAATTTGAACTAATAAAATTACTAAAATCATCACACACGTATTGTGAAACGTTAGCATTTTCGTTACAAAATTGTTCAATTTTATTACTTATTTCTTTTAAGCTATTTTTCATTTTAATATTTTAAATTAAATACTCTCATCTAATCCAGAATTCCCCCCTCGACTTCTTCTATTATATTCAACATCCCTGTTAAAATCATCATCATCAAGATAAAAGCCATAATTTATAATTTTTTTAGGCGCAGCACCAATACCACCATTATAATCTAAAAAATCTACGAGATTAGTATTAATATAATCTTTAATATATCCTGCATAATAATTTACAGTCTTCTCTTTACGAACACGAAGTACAGTCATTTCTGCTTTTTGTTTTGCAACTGTGTGATCTGGTGAGGGTGACCAAACGCCAAAATTTGTAATTTTTATAATGAGGCTATCCAAACTTAAAAGTTCACAGGCAGCATAAATATAATCCAAAATATAATTCTGAATTAAAGTTTTTTCCTTTTCAGTAAGAGAATTTGCAGCAATACCATCAATAAGCCTATTATACAATGCTGGTGACAAAAGTTCTTGTAAATAAATCTGCTCCACAGTTTTAAGTACACTTATTAAATCTTTTTCCTGAACGTTAGTGTCAATTTGGGTATTTGATTTTATAGATTCTAAGGAACAAAAATGTGCTTTACTCATAATTTTAATATTTTATATTCATAAATAGTAAAAATATTAAATTATTTATGTATGTTTGTAGCATGAAAATAATAGGAGTATATCAGATTTGGTCAAAAACACATACTGATAGGTGTTATGTAGGATGTGCTGTTGATATTAAATCAAGATTTAGGCAACATAATTACGATTTAAAACATAATAAACATCATTCACCACAATTGCAACGACATTATGCTAAATATGGTCTGGATGATTTGGAATTCGAAGTAATTGAATCAGAAGAATATTTTAATGAAAATCATTTACTTGCAAGAGAACAAATCTGGATGAACAGATTTCATTATAAAGATGATGAAATTCCATATTTTAATTGTATGCTAAATGCTGGAAGTGCTTTAGGTACTCATTGGTCAGAAGAAGCAAAACTAAGAATAACTGGTAGACATCCTTCTGAAGAACAATTATTTAATCAAAGTCTTTCTCATTTAGGATTACCTTCTGGAATGAAAGGAAAAAAACAATCAGCAGAAGCAATAGAAAAATGTAGAAAAGCAAATATTGGTCGTATTCCTTGGAATAAAGGTAAACATTTCTCTGAAGAAACTAAATTGAACATGAGTAATGTACGAAAAAAAATATTCTCAGAAGGATATGTTAATTCAATGAAAGGTAAACATCATTCTGAAGAATCAAAACAAAATATGGGTAAAGGCAATATCGGTAAACATTGGAAATTAATTAATGGTAAACGTGTTTGGTTTTATTAAATTTTATACATACCTAACATTTTCTTAGTATCATCTCCTTTTGTATTTACCGCATGAGGAATTGGCACGTTTGGACTGATTTTAGCTACCGCAGAGGCATTATCTCCTAAAGGTGAACCAGAACTACCAGAAGAACCATCAGTGTTTCCTGAAGTGTTAATACCAGCTTTACCACTTTCAATGTTACTTTTATTGAAAACGTTATTATTAATAATTCGAACTTCACAAAGACCATTAAATTCACATATTTCATTCCAAAAGTCCTCTAAAACCTTCTGTCTTGGTTTAACATATTTATTATAAAACGATTCTTCAGCAGCAGTTTGATCCTGACCATTGGTGTTGCCCAATTTACCCGGGGTCTGTATACCCATCATTCCAGCATTTGGAATTCTATGACCTGTTAAGATTTTTGATTGTATTGCATCATTAATCACTTGATATTTTCTTGCAATACCATTCCCACCATCACCAATTGGTGTTATTTTAGGTGCAGTCTCGAAATCTTGTGTAAATATGATAACTGGTTTCCCTGCATTTCTACTTCCACCATAAGATTTCATTATTCTTCGTGCTGTTGCCTGACTTTCTCTATCTGCTGCATCGCCAAGAATTGTTATAACAATACCATTGTCCATACCATTTTTAAGAGAAGCATTTGCATACATATCACTTTGAATATCAATTTCCACTGAAGGAATAACCCCAATATAATTAGGAATAGGATACCAATAACTATTTGGATGATAAGCCTTATGATAATATACCTGCGTATTTCCCATTGCAACAAAAATCTTTAATAATTGCAAGTCAACATCTTTGTTTTCTTTAAGCCATTTGTTTTCCAAACCGATATATTCTGTGCTTTTAAGCATTGCTAAATTTTTATTATATTTTTCAAGATATAACATTTTTGAAGGACGATAAAGTGACCAATCCATTGCCCAAAAGTACCCGTTTGTATTACCTGACTGATCAGGAGTTTGAACTCTTACTTTATTTATTTCAAGATGTTTAACGTATTCAATTTTAAGCCAATCTTTACGGAATATAAATTGTCCAGTTATAGCATTAAATATTTCATAATCAAGTGCTAATCTTTTATTAATTTCATCGCAGTCGATACCATCAGGATTGTTCTTTTTAAGGAATTTTAACGTTTCTTCTGCTTTTGGATGATTAGGATCAACAAGCTCAAGACCACCACCAGCAAGTTGTTCAGCTTTCATGTCGATGATGCTATGATGAAGAGCACTATTATTATATAATTCGAGTACTTTAATCGGGTAATCAACATTTGTCGAATTGTCGTTATCTCTCCAAGAAATATATTTTCTTGACGATTGTATACTTATTCTTGGCACTATTCTGCTACCATCAGCAAAAGTTTGTGCTTCAAAATTTAGAAGTTCCTCTTCAGGAAAAGTATAAGCACCGACTTTATTCACTTTATTTTCTTTGTTTTCCATGATTTGTTATTTATAAATACATTAATTTCCCATTATATTTAAAATGAATGATGCAATACCCATCAAAATACCTAACACCCCCACGATTAAAATGTACATATTCCCTGCACCTTGTTTTATATTTGCTAATTTTTCCTGTTGTTTTGCAATTTCATCAAGACGTGCATTAATACTGTTAAATTTCACTTCTGTTTCTGCTCTTGGCATTAAGGTTCTTGATTGATCACTTAATTGTCCTCGAAATTCATTAACACCTTCAAAACGTTTTTCTGTTGCTACTTCTGCTTTACTTACTGCTGTTTGCATTGCATTAAATTGCAATGTATTTTTTTCATCGTGAACCCTCAACAAAATTTCGAAATGTTCTTTTAAACTAATATTTTCATTATCATTTATCATTTAAACTTTTTAATTAAAAGGATGACTTAATCCAGCACCTGAATTATATAATAGTCCTATTTCTGTAATTGTTAATGCTCTGTTCCAGATTCCAAATTCATCAAGACTACCTTCATAATGTCTTATATTACTACTATTACTACCTATGTAAATATCAGCAGCATCGTGACTTATTGTATTAGACCAAGTTTCATTTTCTGTAGGGTCATTAGTGTTATTGAAATAACATTTCACTGTAGTACCATCCCAAGTAAGTACTATATGATGCCAAGCATTATCATATAAATTTCCAGTTGCTGCTGCACCTATATATGCATCAATTATCGAAGAACCATTACCAAATATAAAACCAAAACCACCACCACCATAAAGTGATATTCTATAACCAGTATTATTACCTGTACAATCTATTATCATAGCCTCAACTGCTGGCTCTGTTGAACTTTTCATCCAAAAAGAAAATGATAATGCTGAAGTTGGCTTAATAATAGTAGCATTACCAAGCAATAATTGTGATGAACTATTATTAAATGTAAAACATCTGCCTATTTTACCACTTGCAGTATATGTTATATCAGTTGCAGCACCAGCAATATTATTACCTGATGAATCTGTTGCATTACCTGATGCTTCATCAAATTTCCAATATGCCAACAAACCAGTTAATAAAGGTGATACTGATGTTTTTGTTAACACCTTACTATTAAGCATCAATGTATTATTATTTAATTTTAAAATATTCATTTAATTTTTTATTTAAAACCACCAACCATAAGAACCTTTTTGAACAACAATATCAGTGTTCGAATTTAATTCGTTTGCAAATCTTGCTGCGAATGTTCCACTTTGTGTAGATAAATATCTACCTTCTATTCGCACAGCTAAATCTACTGCTTGCGTAACTGTTGCTGTAAGTAAAGTCATATCATCCCTGACAGTATTATGACGTTCTGTATGTGTTGCCACACCAGCAGCACCATTTGCAATATTGTCACTTTGTGCCCAGAAATCTAAAGTTCCATTTGGTGCATTAACTGATGCTCTCCAACCTGTTGTTGCTGCTGCTGATTGAAATGTTATGTAAAAGAAAAACGCATAAGATTGACCTGACACAACAGAAAAAGTTAAATCACTTATGTCAACAAAAGTTGCAGCACCTGAATTTATTGTTTGATTTGCTGTTTTTTTCAATAAATGCATATAAGGAACACCAACTATAGCACTGCCACTTCTTGCCAATGCCTGACCATCTGTTACGTTTGCGAATATATCTGTTGTTGCTCCTGTGACAGTAACCGAAGCACCAGATAATGTTATTGATGTTGAATCATTACTAATTGCTAAACTACCTAATACTTTTAAACCTTTTAATTGTACTTTATTACTTGCTACTGAAGTATAAACTGCTTGTCCTGTTCCAAGATTAGTTGCACCTGTAATTGCAACAGTTTTAGAAGCAAATTGTAAAGGTGCTGTTGTTCCTGTGTATGTTGCTATTGCACTTTTTAATTGATAACTTGATGCTGCAACATTACCCAATTTTGAAGAATCTGCTGCTGTTGCTGCTGTTGCCAATGCTCCAACTTCTGCTGCACTATATGAAGGTTTTGTAGCTGCTTTTGCCCAAGCACTAACATCTGAAGCTGGTGCTGCTCCTGCTGTTGCTGCGTATAATACACTTTTTGCTGAATCTGCTGTATTGTCAACCGAACCTAATCCAATTTCTGTTTTTGTGTATGAAGGTTTAACACTTTCAAGTGCCCAAGCTGAAATAGAAGATGAGTTTAATTTTAATCCGATAGCTGTTGCTGTATTTCCACTATAAATATTAAATGCTGATGTTAAGAGTCGATTAGAAATTAAAGTATTTGTATCACCAGTATAAGCATTTATTTGTGTTTTATTATAATATAAATTCGGAATTGTTGTACCTGATAAAATATTAATATCAACCTGTAAAGCATAATTACTATGCGTATGACCAGTATTACTTTTTGTATTAAATAAATTTGCTGTTATACCGCTATAAATATTAAAGTTATTTATTAATAACCTGTTTCCAATATCCGTTGCTGTATTTCCTGTATATAAATTAAAAACTGTTGCATTATAACTTGTACCAGAAATTCCCTGATCGCCTTTATCTCCCTTACCCCCTGTTGCTCCCGAAGGTGCATAAATATTAATTTGATATGTTGTACCATTCTTAATAGTGTTTACAATTGTACTTCCGCTTCCTGAAAAACTTAATGTTGGCGTCAATCCCGATGCCCCATCAACCCCATTGTGATAGTCGATGCCAAATTGCGGAGTATAACCCGATAAACCTGTATCCCCTTGATTTCCATCATTATAGTCGATTCCCTTGACTGGTGTATATCCGTCTGCTCCGTCAAAATAATCTATATTTTTTTGGGGTGTATACCCATCAATACCATCGCTTCCTGTTGCCCCTGAAGGTGAAAATATATGAATAGTATAATCATTAATATTTTTAATTGTATTGACAATTGTTGCACCACTGCCAACAAAATTTAGTGTTGGTGTTGCTCCCGATGCCCCATCATTCCCATCAATTCCGTTTATTCCATCGCTATAGTCGACCCCCTTTATTGGTGTGTATCCATCAATTCCGTTAGTTCCTGATGTACCTGAAGGTGAAAAAATATTAATTAAATAATCATTGTTGTTTTTTATGGTGTTAACAACTGTAGTGCCACTACCTGAGAATGTTAGTGTTGGTGTTGCTCCTGAAGGTATATTACCACTGCCACCTGAAATTGTTATTGACGAAGAATCACTTGAAATTGATAAACCACCTAAAACCTTTAAAGATTTAAATTGTAAATTATTATTTAATATTGAGGTAAATATGCCTGTGCCATTTCCTAAACTTGTACCACCAGTAATTGAATTAATTTTTAAACCATATATAGATAAATCAGGTTTATCTGTTAATCCACTATAACTACCATTGAATAATATCGGTTTATTATTTAAATCATTATATTCACCTGAAAAGAATGAAGGTTTATTACTTATATTTAACCAATTTAATAGTGGTGAGAAGATTGTTACATCAGAATTGTTTTTTATTACCTGTGTTGCACCTGAACCAATGAAATTATAAGTAATTCCTGATGAAATGCCACTTAAAAAAGCATCTATTTCGGCTTTTGTATAATAATTACTTGTAACACCTGTTACACCTGATATTGCTGCTGTTTGCAATACTATTTCAGGAGAAAAATCTGAATAACCTAAATTGTTTTTAGCTCTTATTTTATAATTATATTCTGTATTTAAATTTAAAAATCTATCAAAATAAATAAAAGATTGTACATTTAATCCGATTGCAATATACGTTGAACCACTTTCTTTTCTCCAAATCTCAAAATTGTCTGTATTAGTTGAACCTAAAGACCATGTTAATCGTACATCAGACCCATTTGCTAATAAACTTGCCGAAAAATCATTTGGTGAATCAGGAATTGAATTAAAAGTTGTACCAGAACTGTTAAAAATAACACTTTCATCAGAAGTTGGCATAAAAGTAATTATATTACCAATTAATTCATTTAAAACTGTAATGTTTTCGAAAAATATACTTTTTGTTGAAGCTGATGCATCATAAATATTAAGTGAATATTGTCCGATCTGGAAATCTAAACTGTCTTCTGTCGATATAATGAACTTCTGAAAAACATTAGGTATTAGAGACACATCAGATAAAGTTAAATTAATTAAAGAAGACGATTGAATATGCTTGAATTGTAAAAGATATGTACCAGAATATGTATTTGTAGTAGTATCATTAAGTTTGAAAACTAAAATATTTTCCTTGTTTTTATAAATATATTTCATAATTTTCTAAATTTTTTCAGCCAGTTTCAAATTATTTCAACCTTATTTCATATAAATAGTAAAAAAATACTTATATTTCGGAAAAATATATTATGGGAGAAATTTGGAAGGATATTGAAGATTATGAAGGTTATTACCAAGTTAGTAATCAAGGTAGAGTAAAGAGTTTGGCAAGAGTTATTGTGAGAAGTGATGGAAGTTTACTGCCAATAAAAGAAAAAATAATGAAACCTTTTATAAGTTCTAAAGGATATAACCGAATTGATTTACATAATAATACTGGTCAAACTAAATATAAAGTTGCACGTTTAGTAGCAATAGCTTTTATTCCAAATCCTTTGAATAAGCCTGAAGTGAATCATATTGATACAAATAAATTAAATGATAATGTTGAAAATCTCGAATGGAACACTGGTAGTGAGAACATAATACATGCATATAAAAACAATTTAATGCACATTCCTCATGGTGAAAATCGTTATAATGCTAAATTAACAGAACAAGAAGCAATAAGGATTCTCGAATTGTTTAAAAATAAAATACCACGAATGGAAATTGCAAAAATGTATAATGTTACATATTGGTGTATAAGGAGTATTACTGATAGAATAAGTTGGAAATATTTAAAATAAAAAAGGACATAAATCTGAACTCATGTCCTTTTTAAATAAATATATGAAGAATGAAAGAAGAATATTATTTATTCATTCATTTTAAGGATTCGTAATTGCTTGTCCTAACTTGAGTTTCGCAATATCAGCATCTGAGAGACTTGGAGGTACAATTGTTTCTGTGCTTGTTATAACTATTGTCATCGAATTCGCATCTGTCATAGCTGCGCCAGTTGCAATCGTTGCAGTTGATACATCCGCACCACCTTGGGAAAGACATACTGGTGCTCCAATAAAATATGAAGTGCTAATGCTGCAATCACCTGTAAGTGTGGTAGTTATGTTGTCCAATACAATAGCCACCAACGGTGAGTTTGCCAATACTTTTAATTCATTACGTTTACTTACCTGATTACGTCTGAAAATCATAGTTAAAGTATTAACATAAGAACTTGTACCATTTTGTACGTTACTTGTATATACACTCGTAAAGTTCGAACCAGCTTCCTTTGCCAACACGTACTTTTTCCATACACCAGCCAAAGTGTTTATTTTAACCACACCTGCTGTAATTGTTACTCCTGATTGTGGAACGTTCTCTAATTCAGTTATATAGACTGTATACAACCCTCCACTACCCTTGAGGGTCTCCTGTGGAATTCCGTTTAAAAGGCTTGCCATTTCTTTTTCTTTATTAAATATATTATTAAATAGAATTATTCAATTTTAATATTAAATAATTCTATTTAATTTTATTTTTATGCCAAAACAACTTCTGAAGGTCTTGCTACTGCAGCTCCAAGTTTATAAACTACTTCTAATCTCCAGCACTGTTGTTCGTTAAGGAACTCTAATTTAACGAAATCATCTTCTGAAACAAGGTCTGTACCGATAACTAAGTTACCTTCACGAGTAACAACTATTTCGTTACGTCCAGCAAGTCCGTTAGTAGACTGAACTACCATATTTGTACCCGGGATGACGAATGATTGTGGTTGTCTTTCTGTGTTTATAGTTAAACCATCGATGACAGTATTTAAAGCAAACAATTGTCTGTAGTAAACAGAATAGTTTGCTGGACTCATGAACATGTAAGCTCCGTCAATCCATGCAGGAAATGCATCAAATGTAGCTTTCTGAATAGCTTCAATTTTTGCAATTGCAGTTGTTCCTGACAATAATGCTGATGTTCCACCTGTTACATAAGCACCTGCTTTAATTTTCTTTAACCAACCATCAAATAATTTTGTATTTGAATCAGTATTGCCTGAAGCTGTATCACCTTGCCAAAGTATCTTGTCATTCAACATTCCAACTGCTTTTGCTTTTAAACTAACAAGAGTATCAGCATAAGCCAATTCGCTTGAAGGATCACTACCTTTTGCCATAGCTAACTGTGTTATTTTTGCGTTCAAAGAAGAAGTTACATATCTTTCTTTAACCGCTAATTCTGTAACTGCGATAGTTACATCAAGTAATAAAGTTCCACCTGAATAACCAAGTAATCCTACATCATTAAGTGTTTTCTGGATAAATGTTTGACCTTGAACACTAAAATCCACCATCTTATCAGAGCTTTTAATTCCGTCCTGAATTGCAATTCCTTCTTGGTTAAAACTCTGACCTTCAAGCAATAAATCAGCTATTAATATCTGACCATTACTTTTCGAATAATCAGCCATAGCTGACACGTTATATCCGTTTGCCATTTTTTTAGTTTTTAATTTTAATAATTATTATTTTTTCTTTTTTCTGCAAGACTTAATTTTATAATCTCTGCTTTCGTAAGATGTTTATTTGTATTAGGTGCTTCTACCATTGTAGTATTACCACCTGTTTTTAATGCTTCAATAAGTTTTTTATACTTATTTTCAGTATTAGTAAGTTTAGTTTCATACATTTGAATCAATTCATCAATTTTTTCTGCTGTTGTTTGTTCATCTGTAAGATTAATATTTTCAGTTTCTATTGCCATTTTTGCAAATTGTGGAGGAACTTCATTTTTAGTTGCTCCTGATGTTGCTCCCGAAGGTGCTGGTGCTGTAGTTCCTGAAGGAATTACATCAACAACATTCGTTAATTTACCTTGTGTAATAGTAATTGTTTTATTATTAATTAAAGGATAATCTCCGTCTTCAGCTATCACTGATTGACCGTCTGCTCCTGTAATTGTAACAGGTGCTCCTGCTACAGAATATGCTACAGAAATCTTTTTAGGTTGTATTTCTGACACTATCATTGCTGGCGGTGCTACTGGTGCTGTTGCTCCTGAAGTTGCTCCTGAAGTATTCCCTGTTGGTACAGGTATAGGTGCAGGATTAACATTTACATCTGCCATTGCGATTAACTTTTCCCCGATTGTTTTTAAAATACTTTTCATAATATTATTCAGTTTTAGGCTGTTTCTTATTTTGATTTATAAGTCTAAATACATCGGTACGACTTAATTGTACTTCTGGTGTTTGTTCTGAAGCTGCAATTCTCACATTCTTTGTAAATACATTTCCTTTTCCCAATTTTGCTGCTCTTCGTGCTTTAAGTTGATATACATTTCTGCCTGATTTTGCTGCTCTTTCCTGTGCACCTCTTGCTGCTCCTTTATCATTCTGCCAACCCAATTTTTTAAATGCACGTTGATTTCTTGTTTTCCATAATGCTTTAAATTTGGCACTACCACGAGTTGTATTACTACCAGCATTACCCATATCGTGTGCTCCTGCTGCATTTTGATTACCCATTGGTGCACCAAACATTAATTCATATTCTTCTTCTGTCATTTCAACAGCTTCAGCTTGCTCAATTTCAGTAATGTTATTATCAGCTACTGTAATCATGTAAGTTCCGTTAGGTATTACTTTATTATCGTTAGCCAAATCAATTAAAGTATTAAATTTAGGTTTTTCTCCTTCTGCTGGTTTAGGATCAACAGGTTTTTCTACTGGTTTAGGATCAACAGGTTTTGGTTTTTCTGTTGGTTTCGGTTCATTAGTTTCAAATGGTTTGTATTTATTTTCCATTTCGAGAGTTTTTAACTCTTGTATTTTTTCTGTTATTTTATCCAATAATTTGCTCATTTTGTTTACGGTATTTATTTTTCTTTTTATTTTTAAATAAAAGATAATTGTGTTTTAGTCCACGTAATTTGTTTATTTTATAATAAATAGTAAAAAATTGTTTATTTTATTTATTTTTTACAATTTCAACAATTAAATCAACAATATCGTTAGCTACTTTTTCATCAGAGTCTTCAACACTCATCTTAATATCTTTAACAAGTCTTATTGAAGGCGAGCCTTGTATAGATAGTCCCTTGTATTTTCCACTATGGAAATCTTTCCATAATTGTAATCCCGTTGGCGTTTCTGTATTAATAAATTGACTCATCATCCAACTTCCATTTCTTACTTTTTCTTTATCAAATTTTAAATCATAAGCCTTATCATTAGCTGTATTTATTATCCATGATTCAAATAATTGCATATCATCTTTATTAACATCAACTGAATGGTCAACATTAAAAGCATTTCCACTGTTATTTATATAATCTTTTGAATAGTCAGCCACTGTTTGTTTTGAAAAATAAATTTCGCCATCAGAATCTTCGTTAAACACCCTTTTAAAAAACTCGTTATTCCTGTAGTATTTCCTATCAGGAACTAATACCACACCTGTCACAACATGCTTTTCTTCATCAACAGCTAATTCAATTGTTTCATCAGAAAATAATAATACATCGGTTTGGGTTGCTGGTTTCTCCACACAACTTATTTTTCGTATCCCACCTGACTTAAAGGTAACTTCTGCAATTAATCCCATAATAATTATGTTTTAATATAAATAGTAATTTAATTTTTTAATTACGTCTAAACCTCGAATCCAATACTTCAACACTTTTTTGTTTATCAGTGACTGATTTTTCAGTAATTGTTACAGGCACGTTCTTAATTACCTGTGCTGCAATAAAAGCAACTCTACTTTCAGTTAAAGGCATATAACTACCACTTGTTCCATTGTTACCCATGTTATTTAATCTACTTACTTCAGCAGCTATCATCGGGTTTTTCATTGAACGTTTATTAACAATATATTCACCACCTTCAGCTTCTTGACCACCACCTAATGCAATACCACCATTTGCGTGACTTGCTCCATATAATTTACCACCAGACTGGTAATATTTTTTATTTGAGATTGTTGCAACTTGTGCTAAACCCGCTATAAGAACAAGAGCGCCAGTAATAAAACCTAATATTCCACCCTGCGATATTGCTTTTGTTACGCCTAAAGCTGTGTTTATTAACGCTTCGGAGATATCGTTCTTTTTTTGTTTCTCCCAATATTTTTTCTTAATTGCATCCTGTGCTTCCTGTAATCTTGCTTCTGCTGCTGTTTTATGCCTATTGCCTGTATCCAATGCATCCAATTCACGTTGCATTTCCCTATCATTGTTTTCCTGTTTAATAGAAAATACTGCGCTTGCTATTTCTTGTGCTGCTTCTGCTGATGCTTGTATTATTTGTTTATTTAATTCTTTTTTATCTTCTAATTCTTTTTGATCATATTCGGCATTAATTTTATCAACTTTTATTTTTTGTGCTTTTAAATCTTTTATTTCTAATTTTGCTGCTGCAATATCGTTAGCTCTTTGCTGTTTATCATATTGTTTTTGTGTAACTAATCCTTTTGCCAAAGCAGTATCGTTAAGATCATTCATCATATCTAAATGAGTCTTTTCTGCTTCTTCAATTTTATCATTTCCAGAATCAATAATATTACCAATCTGTTTACGTTGTTTCTTTGTTGCTTCAACACTATCTTTTTTTGACTTATCTTCAATTGCTCGTGCTTTTGCTGCATTTTCTGCGATCATTGCATCTTCTGCCTGACCAATTCTTTCTCCTTCATCAGCTTCACGTTTCCATTCTTTTATTTGATTGTCAGTTATTTCTTTTTGTGCTTTTTCATCATCTTTAACTTTTTTATCACTATCTTTTTGATGTAATAAAGTACGATCTTTTTCCAATCCAGTAATTGTAGCAATAGCAAGAGCATTTTTCTTATTTAAATCATCAATTTGTTTTTGAATTTCAATAACTTTTTTATTTGATGCTGCTGCGCCTTTTGCTCTCTCTCCTTCTAATTGAATTGTTAATCCTAAAATTTTTCCTGTTGTTACTAATGCTTCTTGTTTTTTCTTTTCATTTTCTAAATCTGCAATAACAGCATTATTAGCAGCAATAATCCTTCCTTGTAGTAATGCATCATTTATGATTGCCTGTTCTGCAGTTTCACCCATTGCTTTTGCTAAATCTCTCTCATGTTTTGCTGCTTCTATTGTTTTTTCACTAATTCCTTTTATTTTTTCAATATGTTTATCTGATGCTTTTGTTGTTAAACCAATGGCATCTGTTATTCCATTAAATAAATTTTGAACAAACTCTAATTTTTTCAAAACCGTAATAAGAGCTGCAATTCCTGCGATCAATAGTCCTACCCCGCTTGCTGCCATAACCATAGCTAATCCTTTTAGTGATCCACCTGCTGCACTTGCGCCTGCTCTGAATGCACGGAAATAATCACCAACATGAGATTTTCCTTTCACAACTTCATTATTTGTTTCTTTTGCTGCTGTTTTAAGTTTTACCATTTGCTGTTCAACATCTTGCAAAGGTTTGTTTGTGCCTGATGTATCTGTTTTAAGAAAAAGTGTTAACGAATCTTCCATAATAATATAGATTTAATATAAATAAATAGTAAATTATGATTTAAATTTATGAAGGATTGTTTTGCTGATTTTCTAACGCCTGTAGCTGATTATACTTCACAAATTTTAATAACTCATGAATAGAACGGGACAACCATTTTTCAAATTCTGAGTAATCATTACCACATATATTCATCACAATATGGTAGACACCCCACAGTTCCAGTCCTTGCTGCTTATATTCATCAGGTTGTTGATCGGGTTCGATATCTGGATGAATAGCATTTAATTTATAATTATCCAACAGTTCTTTTTTCCAACCTAAATATGTTGAGATCGTGAGACAAAACCTATAATAATTGATTTCATCCCAATCTTTATGATTTTTAACGAAAGGATATTTAAACCAATAATACCACTTTTTTTTAATATATAATAATTGAAATAGTTTTAAAAGGTTTTTTTCCGTAGTTGCTATATCCATTTCTCCAAACACACGAACATTAATGTCATCTAAATCAATATATGAATATATTCTTCTATTTACTTTAATTATTCGTGAGAAATATTTAATCTGGATTGGTTGGAAATATCCGTGATTTTTCACAACAATCTCCAATTGTTTTTGATCAACTAAATTTACTATATCATAATTAATATTTCCTAATAAACTAACAACCCACTTCTGGAACTCCTCATTGCTTGTATTTCCTGTATATTCTTCAACAAGTGAATCCAACTGACTACCTACCGAATAACTAATCTCGCTTTGTTTATATGGAATTGAATATTTTTTATTATTTATCTTTACCTTCAACATATTTACTTAAATAATTCTCAATCATACTTTTATGTTTTTCATAAACACCAACAATTAAATTACATCTTGTACACAACAATCCACGATTTTGATTAGTATCATGATTATGATCATTAGCTAATGCTTTTTTAAATTTTGATTGATGCCTACCACACATTTCACACTTTCCTTCTTGTTTATTAAATTTTGCATCATATTGCTCATCAGTGAGATTAAACTTTTTTAATCTATATGTCTTTACATATTTTTTATATTCTTCTGTTGATCTAACTTTTTTCTGACGGTCTTTTCTAATTATTATTACTTCTGGTTTTTTATTATATTCTTTAATATATTTTTTATTATATTCTTGTTTTGCTGGCGTTTTATTATATTCTTTAGTACGTGCTTTTACTTCTGGTCTTGCACTATATTCTTTTTTATTTTCTTTTAATTCCGCTTTATGTGAATCATGATATTTCTTTTGATATTCTTTAGTACGTGCTTTTACTTCTGGTCTTGCATAATATTCTTTTTTATAATCCCTTTTCTCTTCTTCTGTTTTCATAACATTATATATTTAATTTCTTCAAATATAAGTAAAATTATCGATATAAATCTGGACTGTCAAAAAATGTATCACCACTACCACTTTGATTCTCCTTATTAACAGGATGCCATGTCTTGCTAAGTAGTTGTACCACAGCATAAGTAAGACAATCAACCTGATCATCATGTCGTGCATACGGGAAATTAGCGCATTGGTCAAGAAATGGAGCGTTCCATCCACCTTCAACAAGAACCACTTTATTATTGATTAAAAAAGGTTGTATTGATTGTGTGCGCTCATTTTTACTTTTGCTACCTGCATCAAGACCTAAAATTGAAATATTTCCTCTGAGTAACCTACGAAGTTCCTGCAAGATTGAAATCCCTGTTGCTTTCTGTTCGATATAACATTTTTTTATATTATATATTTTTATCCATTCAAGTATTTCCTGTATTAATTCATAAAATTCAAGATGTTTTGATTGTACTTTATGAATATATATTTTCCCGTTTATTAATTGACATAGTAACATTGCTGATGGATCATTTGCTTCGTTTGAAGTATATGCTGTATCAAGAAACAATACATTTTGTTTTTTATCATTATCATTTTTATTTAAAGCAATATATTCTGATTCCCTGATTATTTTAAACCAACTACGCTGTAATATTGTGCCTTCCAGCGCAGTGGGACTTTGTAAAAGTTGACTTGAAAAACCTTGTGGTGATAATTGTTTTTGATAATTTAATATTTCTTCACGAGAAAATCGTGTTGTCCAGAATAATCCATCAATGTAATATTGTTTTAAAGATTCTGTTGTGTCCTTCGTTAGCTCAACAGGTAAACAAATGTGATCATATTCCTCTGGATTATGTTGGAGAAGATACCCACAAAGATCATTTTCATGTACACGTTGCTGGAGAATTATTCTTATTCCTATTTTATTATCATTTAATCGTGAAAAGATTACGTCTGAATATGTATCAATGACATTTTTTCTTGAAATTTCAGAGTTGTTATCGGCAGGATTTGAAACATCATCACAAATAATAATGTCTGCTCCTTGTCCTATAATTGAACTGTCAATACCCATTG